TGCGCCAAACACCACACATCATGCGCTATCATCCGATGTATGTGACTAGGTGTATGCATCATACGTACTAGACCGTTCACCTAGCTACACAGTGCAACGCATTGCAACAGCCTGAGTTTAAACGTCCCCCGTCAAGGGAAAACCGGGGGGCCAGCGAGGTTACGAAGCTGGCAAAGTGATCAGTGAGCGTCCCCCACCGAGTAGTTTCTACGTTGGTAGTGTAACAGATACTCCCCCCGTATCATTTCTACTGCGTTATCGCCTAGAAGGAGGTCTCCCGTGTCTATAATTCGCATTCGGTAGCATGTTTACGTTACTTATGATTACTACTTATACATATGAGTCATACGTACACGTCACGTTACACATAGACAAAAAGAAACCCGCATCATGGGAGTGATACGGGCTAAGTTGTACGTGCTCATGTCAACACGTAGAGGAAACAGTTATGAGTTCTATATGTTATGATTTAGGTTGTCAAGGTGTTAAATGTGTGCCCGCTCACTTCGTTCGCGGGTTCTTCTATTGTGTTCGCTACACGTCCGAACTTCTCATGTAGCCTACACGTCTCCTTACATCTAAAGACACGCGTGCACACACCATACTTACATGCTACGATCTCTTCATTAGCTTTGACATGCATCATGTGTCCACGATGCGCGGTATTGGGGAGATCAACTTCTACGAAACCACGTTTGTGATAAACCATTGTGTCGCCTTTCATGTTAGATTGTCGAACCTTACCACGACTGTTAACAGGACTGTTCCCGTTAGGATTGTAGTTCTTCGTGATGTTGTTATGGTTCGTCATTACTAATTATACCATGTTGCGTACATTAAGTAAAATCCCAAACAGGCGTTTCCCCCGCGTGTGTATAAGCGTAGCGCCAGATAAGTTCTCGGATACTTGGGGGGTGAAGGCTTGATTATACTGTACGTATTACTCATGCTTGTCAATAGGGTATGTGATCACTAATTGTTACGACGTGAAATATACATACCTATATACAGACGTGTTGCGTTGTGACATATTGCACGCACAGTTCATGCATTGTTCCACTCATTATAATATAGGGATCGCACCGATGACAACCGAAGTCCGAATTAACACGAATGGCGGTCACAGTGTAAACGTGATCGTGCAGGATAAAGTTCGTGGGAAGTTCCCCGATAAGGTTAGTGACGATGATGCACGCTATCTAGTTGAAGCTGGTGTCTCGTCCTACATCACACACGTCCACAGTGGAAACCGCATCATCATCGAAGAAGTTTCAACTGACAACGTTGCACCCGAGCCGGAAGTTAAACCGGAACAGGAAGACAAGAAGCCAGTTGTTACCGACAAGACGATCGGGAAGGACAAGTAAATGCCAGCATGGTCAGGACTATGGAATGGTGTGTACCAAGAGAACTACGCTACAATTGGTACAGCACAACAGCTACGTCGGTTGCGGAAGATACTCGGCAATCGTATGGTGTCGCGTAAGGCACGTGAACTGTTACGCACTATGGTGACAGATGACGTTGGTTCCGCTGCACTCGCAACGCACACACGCATCACATCGCAGACTGGATCGACATCGTATGATGTTGGTGCAACTCTCGGTGGCGTACGTGCTATCGAAACGATTACAGACATCAATCGCAACGTAACAGCTGCGGATGAGACTGCAATCCTGTTGGAACTCGACGCACTACACACACCAACGTTCCCGACTGAGAAGTCTGGTAATAGTGGTGGCGGCAAGTTGGGCTTCTAAATGGGAACGTTCGACGGGGATATCAGATCAGCAATGCAAGGTGGGAGTCTTCGTGGTGAAGACCCCTACCAACGCGCACGTGATCAAGAAGCGCGTCAACGCAACATGGCGGAACGCGGTGTTAACAGCACTGCGTACCCTGCACCACAACAGCAAGCTGCACCAATGCAACAACAGCAAGCACCTGCACAAGTTCCAATCCCTGCCGACCGTCCAACAAACGTGAACGCATCGATTGACGAACAAGCCGGTGTTCCTATTCCAATGGATCGTCCTAACCCCGACGCAATGCAGATGGGTGATGGCAGTGCAATGGAATACGCAGCACAACAAGCACAGAACAAGTCAATGCTTGCGAGCAAAGACGCTGGTCTTGATCCGAGTGGTGGACAACCACAAAGTGTTGCTGCTGCAAATGGTGACGGTGGTAATAGCTTGATGAACTTAATGCTTGCTGCCGGTGGTAGCGCTGCTGCTGTGTATGGATTGTTGAAGCTTGCATCAATGGGCGACCAAGCTGCGACAGCCGAAGTTGCTAAGAGTGGAATGACACCTGATCAGATTGAAGGTGCGATGTCATCCATTGAAGCAACTGCACCGAACAGTGGTGCGAAGCAGAAACCGTCCAATCCACAGAACATGGAAGGTCGCGACTTGTCAATGGATGAACGCGGTTGGCCGAAGGGTACAGATAAGTGGGCTGTTCCGTACGACAAGGGATTGGAAGGAGAGATCATTCCTCCCGATCAAGGTGTTGGTGCAGCGAAAACACCACTCACAGGTAACGCAACTCCGCGTGCACGACAGGTCAAACAACTTGCGGCCAGTCGTCCACAAGGTAAACTTCCGAGGCCGAAATAATGTCATGGGTTGCAAACAAAGACGGGTTCAGTCCTGCCGAACCTAATCGTTATCGGTCAGCACAAGAAGCAATGGGACCGGCTGCAAGAGTGTGGGACGTTGTTGTATCAGACACAGTGAAGTTCGATCAACCAGCTACTGAGATATACGTTGGTACTGGTGGTGTCGTGTCGTGTTTGATGGATGATGGCTCAACACAGTTGTTTACCGTTCCTACAGGTGGACGCATTGCTGCACACGTCATTCGCGTGAACAACACTGCAACAACTGCTGACCTTATGAAAGCATCAGTGTAATGAGCAGACGCGGTCGTGGACGTGGACGTGCAATTGATGCAACACTTAGTGGGGGAGGATCAGTTCCCCCACAAGTTCTTAAACTATTCGGTACACCTGTCACGACAGGTTACGAAAACAGTCCGTACACACAATGGGCTGTGAACGCAGTTGGGGGTACAGCACCTTACGCGTATGCGCTAGTTGGGACTTACCCGACAGGCATCACAATTGATAGTGTAACGGGTATAATCTCGGGCACTCCTACAGAAGACGGTACGTTTACCGCTCTTAATGTGGAGGTAACAGACGATGCAACTGACACAGATCAACTGGACAGCAATTTTCAGATTGCCGTCACTACAGAACTCAACATTACCGGTACTCCCATCCTTGTTGGATGGCAGAACGAAGCCTACACCGGATTTGACGTTGACGCCACAGGCGGTGTTGGCGGATATACGTTCGAACTTGTCGGAAGTTGGCCCGACGGTTACACGATTGACAGCGGAACCGGCGTTGTCAGTGGAAATACGACTGATTTCGGATCATTTCCTTCGTTGAGTGTTAAAGTCAGTGACACCGCTTCACATTCGAAGCAACTTGCTGACTTTACACTTGATATCGGTGAAGAACTCGACATTGCGTTCACACCTGTCACACCCGCTGATGAAGATGTTGCATATACAGGCTTCACTGTAGCAGGTGTTGGCGGATTGCCTCCGTATGTGTTCAGCAAACAGGGAACGTGGCCAGCCGGTCTTGACATTAACGCATCGACAGGACTTGTTAGCGGAACTCCGACGACACCGGGAGTATATACAGGACTCACGGTGAAAGTTGTTGATGATCGCGCAAGTGAAGTCACATCCTCTGCATTCCAGATTGAAATTGAAGCGACTGGTGATCCGTTCGCACCGTGGATTGCTGGTGATGCAACAACGTTGTCACTTGAAAGTGGTGGAACACGTATTCGTTTCACGGCAACAGACGTTGGTACAACCAATCCACGTGTGTACAAACTCATTCCAGATGGTACGTTCACTCCTGCATCATCACGCAATTTCACTGGACATGCTGATCCTAATGGTGGTGGTGGTGCAGGGTTCGCACGTGCAAGCACCAGTGCAGGAATTCCATCAGGTGATCTTGGACAACAGAGTATCTTGGATGGTGGAGGTGATCAGCTGATTGATCTTGACTTCACATGTCCTGCTGGTGACTTCTATGTAGGTGTTGTACAGATATGCAACAACAACGGTGAGTTTGGTGAAATCGATTTCGATAGTGATGTAGTATGAGCGATGAACACGAAGGAATTGGCGTACAGTTGATACGTCTTGCAGATGGCACACTTGTTGACCCGCTAACGCGTGAGCCTGTTAACAAAGTTGTGTCTCCACCGTCGAAAGGCTTGCAACCGGACGACGAGAACACGTCAGAGGATGAACAGTCCCCCGATGACGACGAGGATGAGGGCGACGTTGAGTTAGTCATTCGACCGACAGAACGTCGCTCCATTCACGACCTTACACTTACACCCGCACAGATGGCATTCGTGAACAACATACTTGTGTACACGTTGTGGGGTTTGCCACTCGATGAGATTGCAATTCAATGCAGTTGTTCCGTGACGCAGGTTGAAGCCGTGCGCGACATGGATGAATACAAGCGTATGCACGGCTACCTCATTGACGGATTGCGAGACGCATATGCAAACACAGTACATGGAATGCTCGCAGAAGCCGCACCGCAAGCTGCACGAAAGCTTGTCAAGAACATCAAGCACAAGTCACCTGATATCAGCATGGCTGCTCTATCGAGTATTCTTGATCGCGCTGGCTACCGTCCCGCCGACAAAGTTGAACACACACATAACATTGGCAACGGAAGTGAACTCGTCATTCGCATCCTCAAAGACAGTGAACGTGACATCGTTCCGACACTGGATTTGAATGTAGATGCGTGAGTACCGGATTGATGAAGGCTCTATACATGAACGTTTCCTTGCATCAACAGCGAAGATACAAATCTTTGGTGGAGGCTTCGGCAATGGTAAGACTGCTGCAAGTTGTATCAAAGCAATCAAACTCATCCGCGACTACCCCGGATGCAACGGACTTATCGCACGCGCTACTTTCCCGAAACTCAACGATACCATTCGTAAAGAGTTCAAGTTCTGGTGTCCGCCATCGTTGATACGTTCGTTCCCTGAGAGCAAGAACAGTGACAACACTGCGAAGTTCACAATGGGATCACAGATCAACTTTCGGTACATCGCGCAACAAGGTAAGATGATGGAGCAATCCACTTCGAACTTGTTGTCTGCAACGTACGACTTCGCGATCATCGATCAGATGGAAGACCCGGAGATAACTGAGAAAGACTTTTATGACATCCTCGGACGTTTACGCGGGAACACTATTTATCGTGGTACTGATCCTCGTATGCCTAAGACTGGTCCACGATTTCTTATAATGACTGTTAATCCAACGGGTAATTGGTTCTACAAGCGCATCGTGCGCCCGTTGCATTTGTACTTCAAGACAGGTCGCATCACTGATGACTTGTTGTGTGAGCGCGATGAAGATACAATGGCGCCCATCTTAGTTGATGGGAAACCAATCTTACTTGTAGAACTCTTTGAAGCACCAACGTACGCGAACAAAAAGAACCTTGGTGCAGACTTTATTAAGACACTCGAAAGCACGTATCGTGGACAGATGCGTGATCGGTTCTTGCTCGGTAAGTGGGCATCGTACGAAGGCATGGTCTATCCAGAGTGGAGCGACGAGACGAATGTTATTGAACAGAAAGACATGCTTGCGTATCTTGAAGAACTCACACACCGTTTCCGTTGGAAAGGTAAATGGGTTGAGGGATATGATTACGGTATTGCGTCACCGTCTTGTTACTTACTTGCGTTCGTGGACCTTCAAGGTATCGTTCACATCGTCGATGGTTTCTACGAACGAGACTATTCAATTGCAAAACAAGCGAAGCACATTGCTAAGATACGAGCAACTTACGGAGTTGACACCTCTGAGATTATCTATGCTGATCCGTCGATCTTCAGACGTACATCCGCTACTAGCGCTACAGTTGGGCCGTCAACTGCCGGTCTATTCAACGACGAAGATGACAGACTACAATTCACACGCGGCAACAACGACATCCTGAACGGTATCGCTAAGGTTGCTGCATACTTCGGTGTACACAAGAACGTCACGCATCCTTACACAGGTGACAGTGTGTCGCCAATGTTATTCGTATCGTCTCATCTAACGTTCATTGGTGAGGAAGCTACGTCGTACGCATGGATGAAAGACAGTAACGGTACACCCGTTGACAAACCAATTGACAAGAATGATCACGCGATGGATACGATCAAGTACATGTTGTCCGACCGTCCAGATGTTGCAGCGATCATGTTTGATCTACAGAAGTTGCCTGCTTGGATGACATGGCAGGAAGTTGAAGAAACACCGAACTCTCGTCACGCAAGATATGGGAATTAACAATGGCCAAAGCACCACGTAGTAACATTGATGCTTCGATTGACGAGACAGACGGTGTCAACGCTGCAATTCCTCCTGCAGGTGAAGACGCAGTAGAGGAAGTATCTGCACCGTCATACCGCATGTACGAAGATGCGCGCATCCCTGTGTCGAAACAGATCGGCCGCATCTGGAAGTCGCGACATGACACCGGCAAAGCGAAGATGAAAGCAAATGGCTCAATCGAAGCGTGGGATGAGGCAATACGCTACTACAAGAACGATCAGACTGGTAAGAAGGATCGAAACAATCCAGACAGCCCGTCAGATACGTCCGCTTCTCGCGACATTGCGGGAGGCTTGCGCACAAACACGGAGAACGTGGTGTTCTCTAACGTATCCGCACTCGTACCGTCCATCTATGCAAAGAACCCGGACGTTAGTATTCATTCACCGAAGGGTGATACTGATCTTGCGTTTACGACGTGCGCTCAGAAACTTATCCGCACACTCATGCAGAAGCGTACCGCCCCCGGTATCAATCTCAAGCCGAAGATGCGACGCAACGTTGTGATCACCACTCTAACTAATATTGGTTGGATCGAGGTCGGTTACACGCGTCGTGAAGTCAGTTCAGATGCAACACTTGCGGAGATTGATAAGATTGCGGTACGCTTGCAGAATGCTAAAGATAAAGCTGAGGTCGTGCAGATCGAAGGCGAATTACAGGCAATGGAAGACAAGATTGACTTGTTGCAACCATCAGGACCGTGGGCTGTCTTCCGCAATCCAAAAGATGTGATCATTGATCCTGATGCGTCACTCATTGACGGTACGGATGCGAAGTGGTCAATGGTGCGTGACGTGTACGAGACATCGTTCATCAACGCAGTGTATCGTAAGAAAGACCCCGACACTGGTAAGTGGCAATCATTATACAAGCCTACACACGTGTTGAAGGCTAATCCAGACGCGTCAACAAACATGGCTGGTCATGATGAAGAGATCACGAACTTCCAACTCATCAAAGACAACGATGACTGGAAACAGTTCGGCTTCGACAACGAAGATGCATACCGTCGCGCAGGACGTACGTTCGTGTGGAAGGTATGGGATCGCATCACGCGTCGTGTAATGTTGTTTGCTGAGAACGATTGGGCGTGGCCAATTTGGGTGTGGGATGATCCGTACGGACTTGATGACTTCTTCCCGTTGTCACCACTTGCGTTCCACACTGATCCTGAAGAATTGTACGCACGTGGTGAAGCATCGTACTATCTCGATCAGCAAGATGAGATCAACGACATCAACTCACAAGTGTCGCGTATGCGTCGGCGTGTTGCTGACACACTCATCTATGACAAGAACAAGATCAAAGACATCGAAGACGTACGCAAGTTGATCAGACCAACTGCGAATGGTGACAATGTCGTTGGCGTCAACGTACCGGAAGGAATGAAAGTTGCCGACATGTTATCCGCACCGCCTGTACCAGCTGTTGAATATGCGCAGTTGTTCGATAAAAAATCCCTATTTGATGCAATCGACAGAGTGTCCGGAGTGCCTTCGGTTGTTAAAGGTGTCGAGTTTCGCACGAACACTACGAACAAGGCAATCGACAGTTACGAAAGTACGTCAGCACAACGACTAGACGAAAAGATTGACGCGATTGAAGAGTGCATTGGACGTATCGGATACATGATCCTTGTTATGTGCTTACAGTTCATGACGAAAGCAGAAGTCGTCGCATTGATCGGCGAAACGGATGGTGCAGCATGGCCGGGACCGATGAGCGCGAAGGAAGCACAGACACGCTTCACACTGACAGTGACAGGCGGGAGTTCCTTGAAACCTACGAGCAAGGTGCGGAAGGAACAAGCCAAAGAAGCTGCACAGATCATGGGTCAATTCGGTGCGAACAATCCCGCCATCCTTCTTGTTGTCCTCAAGATGTTTGCACGTGCTTACAGCGATGAGATTGTAATGGAGAAGAGTGATTGGGATTTGATCTTGCAGTCAGTGCAGGGACAGATACAACAGTCACAACAGCCACCCGC